ACAAAAACCGGGCGACAAAAACTCAGCCGAATGGAAATTCGTTGAGGTTTTGAAAGACTGGCCGGTCAAATTCATGTCGATTCGGTCTTGGGTGAAAGTTTTTCAATAACGAACACGGATTCAGGTATTAGATCATCCTCCTCCCATCATTTCGTTAACCGATTTAAAGAGAGCGCAGTGAGATTGACGTTTCCCAGTGCCCAGATTCATCTCTTCTGGCGCGCCCGAAGTGATTAGAACTTCCGCAATGGATACAACAGCAGACGAAGATTCAGATTACTGAAACGACCGCAATGGCAGAACTCCAGTCCGTGGGTTGACGCGCCAAGCGTCCGCTCAACTCGGATACCTGCCTTTGAACCCATGACAGTTCATCCGGCAGCAATGAGGCGATTGCCGTCTGTGGAATTGCGAAGGCCAATGGCCGCAGCGGGTCGGATGCAGCATGCTACGAGTGGCGGCTTTCGGGCGACGTATTTATAAAGTTGTGTGGAGGGAAAGGGCGCTTTTTCGCCTGATACAGGGTGACAGTGATAGCGCACCTGCTCCACCAATTTGATGCAATGCCGCATGTCGATCCAATATCAATCACGAAACTCGGATACCCAAAATTTATACAGCTTTTTTGTAGCGTTCTTCCATTTTGTCCATCGCCGCCTTGATATGTTCGCTGTTCTGGTGAGCGTATCAATCACGGAGTATGGATATTTACCCATTCCGAATGAAACGTTCGAAGGTGTCTTCAGGTTCCTCCTCGTCATGATTTGGCCCTTGCCATTCAGCATCGGGCATCAGCAACAGCGTCAGTGTGTAATCGTACTGGCCTGCCTCTCGGGCCATTTCGGTCACTGGCATGCTGGACGGCTCGCGGCAAAACCAGGACCGGGCACGGCCCGTGCGGTTATCGGCCAAGTCAAAGCCGTGGTAACTGTGCGCCAAAGCATCGCGGGGCAACTCGATGGTGTTACGCCGGGTCGCAAAGTATGAGCCAGACTTGAGTGCTGCCCTGTTTGACTTGGCCCAGAGCATATGGTCATCACGACTGGCAACCAAAACTGCCCGTTTGGGCGCAATTTCAATCCAGCGCAAGGTTGCAGCAGTCAAGGAAACGCCATACCTGTCCGAACAATGTCCCAAAAGATCAAAACTGATCGGTTGTCCTTCCACCTGGCGCCGAAAGTCGTCCAACGGCATCAGCAGCGTCGATGCGAACAAATCCGCTTCAGCCTCGATGTCACGTTCGTTGTTATCCCCCGTCTCGATGTCACCATCACCACACTCAAAAATATCCTGCTGATGGCGATGCAGGATGTAGTGACCGAATTCATGGGCAATCGTGAACCGTTTACGGCCATCTGATTGCCTGGCGCTGTTGTACAGGATCAGCCACTTCGACCTCATCTTGTTCGCTTTCAGCAGGCCATCGAAACCGTCCAGATCCTCGCCCTGAATTCTGTCGATCGGCGAATCTTTGAAACACTGCCGGGAATATTCCTGAGCCACCTCATTCACCTGGACGGGAAAACGTTCAATGCCCAGCACCTGATTGAGCATTGAGGAGATTCGATTGGCCTCGGCCATAGGCTTTTTGGGTTCTGTCATTCATCTTCCCAAGCATCAATGATTCTTCTGATCTTTTTCTTGTCCGGCTCGGACATGGCTTTGAATTTGCGGAAGAACGCTTCATCAAGCACTGCTTCGTCCGGTGTGACCGAGGACTCAGTGAGCAGGAACTCAGTAGTGACTTCAAGGGCGACCGCAATCTTGCCGATCTTGTCAGCCGATGGTTTCGGATCGTCTTTGTTTTCCAGTTCCCAAATATAACTCTTGCTGGAATCCGTCAGATCAGCCAACTGATCCAGACTCATCCTTTTGTTTTTACGCAATGCCCGGATTTTATCACCCAAGGGGGACGGCACTTTTCTATCCTCCATTTGTTGTCAACAACCTGCAAATTGTACCACCAAAAAGAACGATCTCGTGCCTGTTTGACAAACCTATCAATCCTCTGAAATAATCCGAATTGTTCGGTACGCCGAACGATGTCGGTCAGCACATCCCCAACCTGAAGCAGGGGAAATCGGGCTGATATGAACCCGTCCAACTTACTGATGAAGGGATGTTTATGAATGATGCTCAAAATATTACCCATCTGCTGGGCCATCTGCCCCCGGCAGTTTTTCATGAATTTATAACTGGAGAATTTGGCCTGGAATGGCCCGAACCAAACTCGAAGTTGGGCAAAAGAGAACAGCGTGCAACAATGCAGGCGGCAGTATCTGGTCTGGATGTTCATAAGCGCCAGAAAATCGAGGAAGTCGCCGAAAATATCGTGTTGCTGTCGGACGGAGCGGGACAAGATGTGGTGGACGGGTTTTCGGCGGACATTTTTGATGATACAAGCCGTGAAACTTTCGCGATCATCGCCAACCAGTATGAACGCACCTTGTGGCTTTATATCAACGAACCCGTACTATTCAGGGAAGCACTTGATGCCAGGCAGGCCGATGTTTTCCGTCAGAGCGCCTCCTGCTATTCGGGTTTCATGGCTCCATCCAATCTCCCTGTCTTGGGAGATGAGGCTTCCAAGGCCGCATTTCATAAATCCGTTGCTGTCCAGTTGGGCTGTTCCGAAGATGGTGTTGCGATCCAGATTTTCAAACGTCTGCGCCCTGATACCCAGACTGGCGATGATGTGGCTCTGTATCAGTTCAGCATCCATCACAACCGGCCACCTGAAATTGTCGATTGCGTGAAAGCCAGTGAACTGGTGCATCAGGAAGTAATTCGAGCAGTGTCGTCGCACATCACCTATGAGCCAACCCACGGTTACCTCGAGGTACTATCAAAGGATACGGATGGTCGAGAGGCTCTGGCACGGATCGTAGCGGATACCCTGCTACAGTCACCCATTACCGGCACGAAAATCCCTCTCAAACGCTACGATTACCAGAGCCTTGCTACACCCCAGCCGTTTGATATATCAGGAGAGGATGTAACTTCCGCCAAAGTGATCGAGTTGGGCTATTCAGATTCGAACTACCGATCATTGGTGGTCAAGACCTCGGCAAAGGATGTCGACAGTATTTACACTGCCGCAAAATCGCTGATTTTACCAACATTTGATTTCCGTGATCACCTCCTCAGTTACGCCAAATTATCCATCCGTCTGAAAAAAATTGATAAGGAACGGTCTCGCACAATTACCATAATTCTGCGCGAAGAGAATAAGTGCAACATCAAGACCAAGCGGGAAAAAGATCGGGCATTATGTGACCGCTTGCTGGCCAAGTGGCATCTGGTGAAGGAGATCGGGAATGCCAAACCAACTATCCACTCAATCGCTGCTTGCCCTCATCAGTCTGTTTGATCGGTCAAACCAGTCAATTGTTGGATCTGATGGCCAGCGCTTACAAGGTGTGCCTGGGTGGAATTTATTCGGGCGCATTTTCCTGTCAAAGCCGGAAATCAAGGCATGGACGGATTGTGTCGGTTATGCTGGATTTTATCCGGCACCCTGCGGTGACGAACGGATTGCGGTTGAAATCGGGGAGGACGAGGATCCGGGACGATACCACTACCGCTGTCCAGAGACCTTTCGCACCAAATATGTCGCAGTTGATCTTGTGGCCGTGTATGCGGTCCCTGCCGTCAAACTGCTGACCTTGCTGGCGGAACTGCTCGGAATTCCACAAGTCCACCGACGTGGCATCACAATACCGGCCATCGATGGGGTGCTTTGGAATCTTGGCAAGATGCGAATTGGGAACGTGCAGATGAACGTATGGCTGGTCCGAGGATTGTCGTCATGTATCGATCAGGTTTTTGCTCATTTTGAGGCGCCGTCAATTCCTGAGCATGGATTGATTTTTACTACGGGGCAACCCCTGCCTGACATTGTGCCGCCGCCTCGAAGCTATCGCATTATTCCAATTGCCAGCGCGCTGGTGGATTATGCGGTCAAGCCAAACATTGATACCGATCTAATCCGCCGCTTGCTGGTGGCACCGGCCGGAAGAAAAGTAGAAAAGTCGCTCCCAGTTCGCTTCGACCCGTACGCCAACACTCTGGTCATCGCCAACAAGGCTGACAAGCCCTGGACCATCAAGGGAGTCAAGCAAATCGCGGTAGTGAAGTATCTGGTCGAGCAGTTCAAGAAAAACCGCATTCGTGTTTCTGCCGGAGACATTTTGGTTGCCGTTTACGGTTCAAGGGATGCGGCAAAAGGCAAGCGGGTCGCAAGCATTTTCAGCAGTAATGATACATGGCTCGACTACATCGAACATGACAACGAAGGGTACGGCCTCAAACTGGAATAATGCAGCAGCAATCTTTATCACCACGCATAGCCGCCTTCGGGCGGTTTTTTGTTTTCTGGCATCCGCTTTTTCCCGTTCTTGCTGATCCCGTACATCAGCCCGTACATGGCGTTGGCTGACGCCCGCACATACCAAACCCGATACTGACCTCACGTTTTCGCAATCACCCGTAAGGAGAAGAATGTGAGTGTCAAACACCTCAACCAACGCCAATTGGCTGACCGTTGGGACATCAGCGATGCCACCCTGGAACGCTGGCGGTCCGAAGGAATCGGTCCTGTCTTTCTGAAACTGCAAGGGCGTGTCCTGTACCGCCATGAGGACGTAGAAGCATTCGAGTCAGAAAGTCTTCGTAAAAGCACATCTGAACGTGTCAATGCCGGAGGTGCGGCATGAGTCACATCACCATAATCCAAATTCTGAACACCCCTGCCGGCGAACTCGCCCAGCAATCCGGAGAGTCACTGTTTCAGCTCAAGAATGATGCGATGGATCTGCTGGCTGTTGCCAAAGCCGTCATCGAGCATATTGATTGCGTCAGCAATCTACGTTATGGCGCCCGTGCCCATCAACTGCGTCTGGCAGTTGGCAAGGACACAGGAGTTGTGCATTTCGATGACGGTCAAGTTCGTGTTACTGCTGATTTTCCCAAGAGGGTGGAATGGGATCAGGAGCAACTGGCCGACATCTCGCGCCGCATCGCGGCCAACGGCGACGACCCAGCCCAGTACATCGAGATCAGCTACCGCGTTTCAGAGGCCAAATTCAACGCATGGCCTGACTCGCTCAAAGGTGCATTTATCCCAGCCCGCACCCTCAAGACCGGAAAACCCGGATTTCGTCTTGCACTGATCAAGGAGTAACTCCCATGAAAAACCCCTCTCAATTGCTACATCAACTGCGTACCCGGTATGCGTTTTCCCTGCGATACCTTCCCGAGACCATCCGGATTCCTGCGCTTGAAGGCCATCGGGCCGACGAGGTGGTGCGCCCCATGGAAGAAGCCACTGTCGATGATTTATCTTTTGCAATCCAGGGTCTGGATGAGGAGTTGAGTGTCCAGTTGCGCGACCTGAGAAACCTGCGGGATCTGTATGAATTGGCCCGCAAACGCGGGGCTATCGGAACTTGCACGGTAGCCGAAGCCTTCGCGGATATCGGTCATGAGGAGGAATCCAAATGAGCCTTCCCATCATTACAGCCGACCAGCGCTTGGCCGAAAAGCGTGGCGTCAAAGGTGTACTCATTGGAAAATCTGGAATTGGTAAAACCTCGCAACTCTGGACCCTGAACCCGGCTGCCACCCTGTTCTTCGACCTTGAGGCTGGTGACCTCGCCGTAGAGGATTGGGCGGGCGATACCATTCGTCCGCGCACCTGGCAGGAATGCCGCGATTTTGCCGTGTTCATTGGCGGTCCCAACCCGGCGCTCCGAGATGATCAGCCCTACAGCCAGGCGCATTTCGACGCGATCTGCGAGCGCTTTGGTGATCCGTCGGCACTGAATAAGTACGACACCGTGTTTGTGGACTCGATCACCGTTGCCGGGCGTCTGTGCCTGCAGTGGTGCAAGGGCCAACCGCAGGCCTATTCAGAAAAAACAGGCAAACCGGATTCGCGCGGCGCATACGGCTTGATGGGCCAGGAAATGATCGCCTGGCTCACTCATCTGCAGCATACTCGTGGCAAGAATGTCTGGTTCGTGGGCATCTTGAACGAATCTCTCGATGACTTCAATCGGCGTGTTTTTTCATTGCAGATCGATGGTTCCAAGACGGGCCTGGAATTACCGGGGATTGTTGATGAAGTCATCACCCTGGCCGAACTGAAGTCTGATGATGGTTCCAGTTACCGCGCTTTTGTCTGCCACACGCTCAACCACTGGAACTATCCGGCCAAGGACCGCTCAGGTCGGCTCGATGGCATCGAGGAGCCGCATCTTGGCCGTCTTATGGAAAAAATCGCAGGTCCAGCAAAACCGGCTTCCGAGCGACTGGAGTTTGTCAGGTCGCCCGTCCTTCTTCCTTCCAACGAATCCAACTTGTCTCAGGAGTCATGATCATGAGTTACTTCAATTTCAATTCTGCTGCCGAACAATCCTCCTTTGACCTGATTCCGAAAGGCTCACTGGTGCGGGTCAGAACGACCATTAAGCCGGGCGGTTTTGATGATCCCTCTCTGGGATGGACGGGAGGGTATGCCACCCGCAACCCCAATACGGGTTCGGTCTATCTCAACTGCGGGTTCGTGGTGCTGGAAGGACCCTATGCGCGACGCAAACTGTGGTCCCTGATTGGATTACACAGCCCCAAGGGGGAAGAATGGGCCAACATGGGTCGCACCTTCATCAAGGCGATCCTCAATTCCGCCCGCGGAATTCACCCGGACGACAATAACCCGAGTGCTCAAAACGCCCGATGCATCAAGGGGTTCTCGGAACTGGACGGTATCGAGTTCCTGGGTCGGGTCGATTGGGAAAAAGACCTGAATGGGAAAGATAAAAGTGTCATTAAATCCGCTGTGACACCGGATCACAAGGACTACCCCGCGCTGATGGGTGCCACGCGCCCGGTTCTTACCCCAGCCGCATCCCATGGCCAAGCGCAACCCTTGGGACAGCAGCCGGTTCCGGGTCGCCCCAGTTGGGCTCAATGAGGGGGAATGCATCATGATGCTTCGTCCTCGCCAATCCCTGCTGGTTCAGAGAACCCTGACCGCGCTGAATCAGCATGGCAATACGCTCGCTGTGGCTCCCACCGGCTGTCATGCAGCAGGTACACAGATTCTGATGTACGACGGCACTCTGAAACTCGTTGAGCACATCATCACGGGTGATCGCCTCATGGGGCCGGACAGCACGCCCCGGCAGGTCCTCGAACTGCATCGCGGTCAGGATGCGATGTTCGAGATTCGCCCGATGAAAGGTGATCCCTTCGTCGTCAACGCCGGACACATCTTGACGCTCGTGTGCACCAACGGGGGTCGTGGATCGCATGCCGGTGAAATCGTTGATGTTGTTCTGACCGACTACCTCGACGCCACCCCGAACTTCCGTCACCTGCACAAACTATTTCGTGTTCCGGCAGATTTCCCCGTTCATGCGCCGCCGACTGTCGATCCATATTTCCTGGGCGTGCTCCTGGGCGATGGTGGGCTCAAGCATGGCGTCAATGTAACCACCCCCGATGCGGAGATTGCCGAGACGATCTATGTGCAGGCCATGCAAATGGGGCTGAGGGTTCGGGTTGAGCAGTTGCCGGACAATCTTGCCAATACCTACCATCTGGTGGGTACTCGTGGAGTTAGCAATGTGCTGATTGAGGTGCTACGTTCGCTTGGTCTGCACGGAATAGGGGCGGCCAATAAGTTTTTGCCTGTCGCTTATCAGCGCGGTGACCGGGACACGCGGTTAGCGGTCCTCGCGGGTTTACTCGACACCGACGGTCACCTGTCGCGTAAGGTGATGTACGAATATTGCAGCCTTTCGCATCAGTTGGCACAGGATGTCGCCTTCGTCGCGCGTAGTCTGGGCTTTCTGGCCACATTGCGGCGCAAGATTGTTGCCGGGGTCGACTACTGGCGTGTCTACATCAGCGGCAACTGCGACCGCATTCCAGTTCGGGTTTTGCGCAAGCAGGCACCACCGCGTCGGCAGGTCAAGAATGTCTTGCGTACCGGGTTCACGGTTCATCCCGCAGGTACCGGCGACTACTTCGGCTTCACAGTCGATGGCGATCGCCGTTATTTGCTGGGCGATTTCACGGTCACTCACAACTCCGGCAAGACCATCATGCTCTCGGCAGTGGCTGGCAACCTGTTGTCTGAGCCCGATACCAAGGCTTGCATCCTGGCCCACCGCACTGAATTGACGGATCAGAATCGTTCCAAGTTCAGGCGGGTGAATCCTGGGCTGTCTACCTCGGTGTTCGATGCCAATGAAAAGTCCTGGCACGGTCAAACTACCTTCGCCATGGTGCAGACCCTCGCAAGGCCAGAACATTTGAAGAAACTCCCAACACTGGATTTGCTGATCATCGATGAGGCACACCACGCTGCATCACCCAGCTACCGCGCCGTGATTGACCAAGCCTTGAGTCGCAACCCAAAAACTGCGATCTGTGGTCTCACCGCCACCCCAAACCGAGGGGATGGCCAGGGGTTGCGAGAAGTGTTCTCCAATGTATCGGATCAGATCACTTTGGGAGAAATGATCGCCAGTGGTCATCTGGTACCACCACGCACCTTCGTAATCGATGTGGGCGCTCAGGAGGCGTTGAGCAAGGTGCGACGCACAGCGGTTGATTTTGACATGGACGAGGTGGCGGCGATCCTCGACAAGAAACTGATTAACGATGAGGTGATCAGACACTGGAAAGAAAAAGCCTCAGACCGTAAAACCATCATTTTCTGTTCGACCATCGCGCACGCGCAAAACGTGTGCGAGGCCTTTCTTGCAGCAGGCGTTCACGCCGTGCTGATCCATGGTGAGTTGCCCGATGGGGATCGCCGGGCGCGACTGGTCGAGTACCAAAGCGGCGATGCGCAGGTGGTGATCAATGTGGCGGTGCTCACCGAAGGTTATGACTACCCCCCCACCGGTTGCGTCATCCTGCTACGCCCCAGTTCCTACAAATCCACCTTCATCCAGATGGTTGGCCGAGGATTGCGTACCGTGGACCCGGGGGAATTTCCAGGCGTCATCAAGACGGAGTGCATCGTACTGGATTTTGGCACGGCAAGTCTGATGCACGGTTCACTGGAGCAAGCGATCGATTTAGATGGGCAGTTGATCGATGGAGAGGCTCCAACCAAGGATTGTCCAGAGTGCGACGCAATCGTTCCGCTGGCCGTGATGGAGTGTCCGATTTGCGGTCATGTCTGGGAACGACAGAGCAAGGCAGTGGATGTGCTCAGTGATTTTGTGATGAGCGAAATCGATCTGCTCAATCGATCCAACTTTCGATGGTGCGACCTATTTGGGGCTGATGATGCGCTGATGGCCACGGGTTTCAATGCCTGGGGTGGCGTGTTCTTCATGAATGGTCGCTGGCACGCGGTCGGTGGCGGGAAAAATCTCCCACCAAAACTTTTGACCTTGGGCGAGCGCACGGTATGCATGGCCAAGACAGATGACTGGCTCAATGATCACGAAACCGCAGACTCGGCTTATAAATCCAGACGCTGGCTCAATGAACCTCCGACCGAGAAACAACTGCACTATTTGCCGGAACCGCTTCGTGCCGATTTTGGCATGACCCGCTATCGGGCTTCGGCACTGTTGTCCTTTCAGTTCAACAAGGCCTCGATCCAGAGGTTGGTGATGGCTGCCAGCGACAGTTATCGGGAGGTAGCGTGAAATGCGCTGTCTGCTATCGCACGGCTCGGGGCTTTTGCTGGGTCAACTCCAATCTCAGACGCAGCGACCCCAATCGTTACTCGGATCAATGGGTGTTCTGTTCCCGGCGTTGCCAGGATGCTTTCAGCAATCTCATGGAAAAAACGGAGGGACGCATGATTGATCCGACTGACATGGAGTTTTCCGCCATGAAGGCTTGCCTTGTTCCATTGGGTGACTATGTAGGGGCCATCGGCATGGAACGCACCATGGCTGATTACAGCCGTGACGAGGTATTGATGCTGATCGAGGTAGTGATTACGGCCTATCAGGACCGCATGATTGCTGAACACGAACAACAGGCAGAAAAAAACCGTGCATTTTTGGAAGAGCGCCTGATTTCGCAAGGAAAGGCTTGTTCGAGTGGAGGGCTGATCTGATGCTGGATTTCAATCATCGTCCCAAACTGCATGAAAATCTCACCGGTTTGATTGATGTCGCTCTGATGAAAGAACGTGGAAATGAAGAGGCGCGTCGCTATCTGGGCGCATCCCGCCTTGGTATGGCTTGCGAACGCGCGTTGCAATACGAATATCTGCATATCCCTGTGGATGAAGGAAGAGAGTTTTCAGGGCGGCTTCTGCGCGTGTTTGAAGTGGGGCATGTGTTGGAGGATTTAGCCATCCGCTGGTTGCGTTTGGCGGATTTTGAGATTTATACCCGCAAGGCTAATGGTGGGCAGTTCGGCTTTTCAGTGGCAGGTGGCCGAATTCAGGGTCATGTGGACGGAATTCTCAATGGTGGTCCTGAATCACTTGAGTTGACCTATCCCGCCCTATGGGAATGCAAGACCATGAACGACAAGTCATGGCGCGATACGGTCAAGCAAGGTGTCAGCAAATCCAAGCCAATCTATGCGGCCCAGATGGCGATCTACCAGGCGTACATGGAGGCCAGTGTTCCTGGCATCTCTCAAAATCCTGCGCTATTCACCGCCATCAACAAGGACACTCAGGATTTATGGTTTGAGTGGATTCCCTTCGATGGATGGCTTGCACAGCGCATGTCCGATCGCGCAGTGCGCGTGATAAGCGCCACCGAAGCAGGCGAAATCTTGCCACGTTTTGCGATGACCCCAACTCATCAGGAGTGCAAGTTCTGTTCGTGGCAGAACCACTGCTGGAGGGGCGCATGACGAACGAACCAGTGATCTGGCTCGATTACAACAGCGCCTCAAATCCGAGCAGTGATCTGGCCGCCGATACCGAAGTCCTGCGCCAAGCCTTGCTGGATAGACTGGAAGATTTTCTGTTCGAGATGTTTCCACAAGGAAAAATTCGTGGGAGCAAATTTTATGTAGGGGATATCGAGGGTTCACCGGGCAGGAGCCTGGTGGTGGAACTGGAAGGGTCACGACGGGGTTTGTGGAAGGATTTTGCCACGGATGAGGGTGGCGACCCTATCGATCTGTGGGCGCGGTTCAGGGGATTATCCACGCGTCACGATTTTCCGCAAGTCATGGAACAACTCCGAAGTTGGTTGGGGCATCTGCCTGCTACTACAGTTCATCGAACCGCTTTACACGCAAAAGTCATTCCTCTGGATGAATTAGGACCCTACACGGCAAAGTGGGATTACCTGACGACCTCGGGAGAATTGCTGGCCTGCGTATACCGTTACGACCCCCCCTCTGGCAAGGAATACCGCCCTTGGGATGTACGAGCCCGGATGTGGCGCACACCTGACCCAAGACCGTTGTATAACCTCCCTGCAATTTCGGCAGCACAGGCAGTCGTTCTGGTCGAGGGAGAAAAATGCGCTGAGGCACTGATCACTAGCGGCATCATCGCCACCACGACCATGAATGGGGCCAAGGCCCCAGTGAACAAGACCGACTGGAGCCCTTTGGCTGGAAAAAAGATAGTGATCTGGCCTGATCGGGATTCCCCCGGTTGGGATTACGCCGAAGCCGCAGCCAGGGCTTGTGTAACGGCAGGTTGTGATGCCGTGGCTATTCTCGTGCCGCCAACGGATAAACCTGACAAATGGGACGCGGCAGATGCAATGGCCGAAGGATTCGACTGCCGGACATTCATCACGCAGGGCGAACGCCGTGTGGTCAAGGCAGAACTGGCCAAACTCCCCACTTTTTCTTTGGGTGCATTGCTCGATGACGATTCGCCGCTGCCTGACGATCTCATCGCGCCCCGTGTGCTTACGCCAGGAGGACTACTGGTATTTGGTGGTGCTCCCAAGGTCGGCAAGAGTGATTTTCTACTGGCATGGCTCACCCACATGGCGGCAGGCGCCGTGTTTCTTGGCATGTGCCCTCCTCGCCCTTTGCGAGTGTTTTATCTGCAAGCCGAGGTGCAGTACCACTACTTGAGAGAACGGGCGAAATCAGTTGTTCTCCCTGCCAGCCGTCTGTTTGAGGCGCGCGTCAACTTTGTGGCAACCCCCCAATTGCGATTGATCCTTGACGAGGCAGGATTGGCACAAATCATTCCGGCGGTAAGTAACGCATTCATGGATGGGTTACCGGACATCATCGCCATCGATCCGATCCGCAATGTTTTCGATGGAGGGGATGCGGGTGGAGAAAATGACAATGGGGCAATGCTTTTCTTCCTGTCGCAGCGGGTGGAGCGTTTGCGTGATGCCATAAACCCGCAGGCGGGAGTGATTCTGGCTCATCACACCCGCAAACTTGGAAAGAAGCAATTCGAGGAAGATCCGTTCCAGGCACTGGCCGGGGCTGGAAGCCTGCGTGGTTACTACTCCAGCGGAATGCTGCTGTATCGACCTGATGAAGCGCGAACGACCCGCCAACTCCTGTTCGAGTTGCGCAATGGCCCCGGTCTTCCAGTCAAGGCCGTGGATAAGATCAATGGGGAATGGCGTGAGGTGAACTCAAGTGAACGCTTGATCAGGAAGGATTATGGCGAACGGCTTGATGCCGAGCGGCGGCGCAAGCGCGATGTGATTCTGCAGATCCTCTTTGATGAGGCAGCCCAGGGCCGCTGTTACACCACCAACCAGTTTGCTGAAGCGTTTGAAGGCAAAGCCGGATTGGGAGCCAACCGCACCATCAATGATCGGCTCTCGGTGCTGGCCACCAACGGGTATGTCAAATATTTCCGCAACGGCGAGGACTACGGCCTACCGCCTTGCGAGCGCACCAAGTTCGGCTTTCTCTGCGTCGAGGGTATGGTGTTTCACATCCTCTGTGGCGACCCCAATCTGAACACCGGCGAGATCCCCATGCGCGAGTTGAGTGTGCAGCCCACCCACTACAAATGCCCACAATCAGGTGCCGCTATGCCGGTGGAAAACCCTGAGGTGTGGGTCTATCAAGAGGACATTAACCAGGGGAGTGATATCGCATGAATACGCCACAAAACCAGTTTGCAAAAGTTCTGCAATCTGCTCCAGTTTTCTGCAATCTGCAAACTGGTTGCAAACTGCTTTTCAGTCAAATCAATAGGTTATGCCGGTTACAAATGCCC